TTTTGTGCAAAGGTTCTCTGACGAGCGACAGCAGGTTGATGTTCGTATACTTTCTGTGCATAATTCACTCGTGGTGGCACACGCGGTTGGGAATCATACACACGCTGAGCATGTGTACTATGCGACTCCCACAGATTGTAAACGCAGTCAAGAACCGCTTGCGAATCATTCATGTCTAGGTTATCAATCTCCAACGAATCGCAGATGAAACACCCAGCAAGACAAGCCGACGACAATAATTCCTGAGCTTCTTCGTAGGACTGTTGAGGATAAGGGCCACGGGTGTAGCGCAAAATCGCACATTGTCTACGAGGACGCTCTTTGGGTCTGGTCCGTCTGACTTTTTCACGAATGTCAGCAAACGCTTCTGCATCAAATCCGGATTTAAGCAAATCAGAGCGAACAGATTTGATTCCCGTTCTGTCAAGAAAATGAGCCAACATATCACCGGAGTTGGGATACTCGATAATGCTGCACGCTTTACATTTTCCACACGGAACAGTAGAGTTAGAAGGTTCACGATTAAATTGACACCAAGAGTCCACAGTGTTAGAGGGCTGGCTACAAAAGATTCCCGAGTACCAAATTCCGAGAAGAGCAATTGCAGTGGAGCAAATGCCTGTCAAAATGTCGGAAGTCGGTACTCTAGGGAGATAATTTATAGTTTTCTGAGCAGCAGCGGAAAAGAAAGATAATAAGAATTCTGCAACACTAAGCAACTTATTAGTTGCAGCGCTGACACAAGCATACATCTTGCTCATCCACGTGCCCAGGGCTCTGGAACACTCATCTTTGAAAGATGCAAATTTGGCAGTAATAGTACGAATGCGATGCTTGGCTTGGAACAAGTGCGATAGAGAACCAAAGAAATGGTCCTCAACAGCGTCTTCGAACACGTCTTCATCACCTTCCACTACATACTTTTCATCATCTGCAAGAACTTCGATGAATTTTTCGGGGCGGAAAATACGATCGAATTTCTCCAAGATCTGTCTCTCGGTTGAAGGAGGAGCGGGTGTGTCTATACCAGCAATTCTGCGAACAGCATTTGCCAGTTTGTCACTGTCCTCCTTTCTCTTATCGTATTCTGCAACGTAGAAGTTCCAAAATTGATCGAAGGTCATATGATCAGCCTTAGGAATCAATGTTACTTCTGCAGATCCACGTGCTTTGTTATGGGTAACTTTATAGCACGTGAAACGATAATGTTCAGTTGTAAGTGGCTCAACATCTTCCGGTTTTATTCCTTTGTGTTGTGCCACCTTTTCCTTACTGAATGTGTAATAGTGATCACCGCGGTGATCGCGGCCAATGGGAACACCAAACTTGGGATCGATTGTTACTTCTGCCCATATATGAAATCTTCGAAACACAGCGCCAGGGTCCACTAAAGAGTGAATGTCTGGAAACTGTTGATTAGAAGAGGCTATAATAAAGTCAGAAGTAAAATTCGAACATCCTTTCTTGGAAAGTTCTGCCATCTTAAGCGGGTACTGTGCGGTATTGACCATACGTTCTAGCTCGCCGTACTCCTCAACGGGTTTTTGAAGGGAATCCTTGACATTACCAAAGTCGTCAAGAATGACAATTGGTTGTCCAGTGTATCCTTCCCAATACTCGTTTTGAGCCATCCTGGGAAAAGAACAGCTTTCAAAAGCAGTGCCGTTTTTCTTTAGATACTTGCGGAAGATTTGAGCTTTCAACACATCAGTAGCAACTGATTTGCCAACTCCAGGTTGTCCATATAAATATAAGGACATTGGAAGGCTTCGAATTGTGTGACATTTAGCAGCACAATGCAAAGCCCATTCATATTGTTTGTTAATCCTCCTCTTAAGGCTATCAACTAAGCTAACACTATGACGTGAGTTCATGCGTGTCGCTTGAGTATGGTAATCACTCAATTGAAGATATACAGTAACAATTTGCTCGGCAATTGGACCGGAGGAATCAACTACAACATTGTCGAATTTTTCTATAATGCAACAAGCAGCGTAGAGATTCTCTAATTGGGGAAAATTTTGCATGAATTGATATTCTTCAGCAGAAATACCATACACAGTTGTGTAATATATTTGAGCGAGATAATCAAAAACCCAATTGAACAAGTCCTTGAGAGCTCTGAATCCCTGAGCAGCGCGTCCTACACTTGCAAAGTGCTTTGTCATCTCTGAAGGAGAAGGCAAAGTGCCTGAGCAAAGAAGAGAGAACACTCCACAAAGGAAAGACAGAAATCCTGCAAATGGAAGCAGTTCGGGGGATTTAGAAGCAGTGGTAAAGAGATCGGAGACCAAAGATTGGCCTACTCGAGCAGTGGTATTACCAGAGGAAAAATATACACTGACATCTGACATAGATGGCACCAAATTAACTAACGAATCGATAGAAATACCGAGAAGGCGAGCTAAATTTGCGCAATGTATTGCCAGCATGACAGGAGAACCTTCCTTGAGGTTATTAGCCACAGCAGAAAGTGAGATAACAATGCCAAGCAAATCAAATCCATCGGGAACTTTAAACATTTTACGCAACTCATCAGTTGCTGAAGTAAGAGTTTTAAGAATACTTTGTACCATATCCATGGTTGGGTTGAGTTTGTCAACAGCAGCGGAGAGTTTAGCGCCATTAACAATAGTGGCGGCTGCAGTACCAGATCCAGGAAGGACAGCATTAGCCATAACATACGCAGATGTTTTAGCGGCTTCTGCCATAGCAGTTGGACTAGAGCACGTAGATACAAAATCGTTGCGCATCTTAGATAAAGTGGCATCGAAAAGAGTCTGAGCATGTCGCTTCTTGGTAGAAGCTTCAAGGCGTTTCTTCTTTCTGTCGCGCTTTTCTAATTCAATACGGCGCTGCACGAAATTATTGTGCTGTTGTTGAGCTTTCTTCAACTTTTCAATTTCTCTACGCATTTCATTGATTTTCTTTTGTTGAATATCGGAGAGAGGTTTCGAATTAACTGTGGGACCAGGGTTGGTTTCAATATCACCAGATAAAATTAATCTTAATTGCTGATAGTTCTTATTTATGGTATAACGGGTTTCATCCCAATCATCGTATATAGTTTTAGTAATAGAAAAATTCTTAAACACAATTTTGGTAACAAGAGGGTCGTCAAGAGCATAATCAGTAACATAGCAAGGAACACCAGAGCAAGTCATTAAACGCAAGAAACATTTAATGGTATCCCAGTCTTTGCAAACAAAAATATTATCCATAATTTTGTCGCGAAGTCTGAAAAGTTCTTTCTGAATGCCTTCATCACTTTGATCCAGGTTGAATTGGGTCAAAAATGAATGGAGGGCATGTTCCTTCAAGGGTCGGGTAAGGTCAAAGTCAGATATGTAATTTCTTATATTATTCCAGGCAGCGGTGGCTGCAAGAGAATGAATAGAATACTCTAACATATCGTGGTCAAAAGCATATCCATAGGTATTAGCAGGAGACGGAGCGAGGTCAAAATCGGCCATGAGTTCATTGAGGGTTTTGAAATTACACTTGTCCATGTTATATGGGGGGCGGCGTTGGAATGGGGATAGCGTTTCCGGCGTCTAGGGCCTTCTACGGCTAGCGATTAAATAAAGTTAAAAGGGACACGCGTGGTGGACGAAAACCACAATGCGTCTCAAAATAAAAAGCAATAAATTACTTTTATAAAGAAACATCAGTCCAGTCATGAGGAGTTATTCAAGCTACTTTGCTCATGCCTAACGTGTATATTAAAATTAAAGTCTACTAACCGCTGTAGGTTTTAGCTACAGTGCCTACCTTCAAAGAAATGAAGTTCCAAACTACTAACCTGACTGGTGCGCCGTGGTAGGGGTCGAATCCAGCACGTGTTTCTTAAAGAGGAGATCGCATCCTACTAGAGTACTAGCATTCGAAGAGAGAAAGCAGACTATAATAATGAGAGAGTTTATATCAATCAACGCTTGCTTCTGATATAAAGACAAAAATTATTAGAGTGGGTTAAACATTGCACAAGTTAAAAGTTGTGTACAAACATTTTAGACCATATATTGACATACTTATTCTCCGTGGGGACAGCCACGGATACACTAAGGTTTACAGGCTACATGGGTTCAAATGATTGCACAGGGTAATTGCCCT